ATAGGGGTATGCGCGGCCGGATGTTTTCGATGCGCCGGCAGCGGCTGGTGTTTGCACCCACTTCTCTTTCGTTAAAAACGGGGCATCCGGTACGCAAACGGCGGTTTGTGTTGCGTCTGCCAGCACGAGAAAAGACCTATCTGTCTTTACCACAATAGCAACGCTGGACGATTTCAAGGCCTGGTTGTCTGCCCGAGCCACTGCCGGCACGCCGGTGACCGTACTGTACCAGCTGGCCGAGCCGGTCATTACCCAGCATGACCCCGCCCGCATCCTGCCGCCCGCCCCGGTGTGCCGCGTTTTTGCCGACGCGGGCGGCGTGGACGTGGGCTATAACCGCGACATTAACATAGCGTTTGAGCAACAGCAGGCGGAATATATTGCGCAGATAAAAGCCCTTGATGCGCGGATTGCGAAACTGGAAACTGGGCAACCTGCTGAACCTATGACATAAAAGGAGGTAACAACCATGGGCATACCGATTTTAAGCGTCCGGGACGACCAGGGCAATATAATCCCCATCCCGGCCATACAGGGGCGCGACGGGGTAGACGGCAAGGATGGAAAGGATGGCGCGGCCGGCCCGAACCTGATAAACGCGGACACGCTTACGCCGATGGCGGGCATACTGATGGGAGCGGGCGGCAGTGTAAAAACTGCGGTATCTGGGACTGATTACGCCACGCCGGCGGAGGTAGCCGCCAAGCTGGATGCAGACGACTACACCCGCACCATCAACACGGCCACCACAACCGGCGCGGCGGCGAATTTCATTTTGACCCTGGATCCGGCCCCTGATGCGCTGGTGCAAGGCATGATGCTGCTGGTCAATTTCCACGTGGGCAGCGACGCCACCATGACCCCGCCGGTGCTAAGCGTCAACGGCTTAGGCGGCAAGTATTTGATGCCGGTGGGGGTAAACAGCGCCCGCCCGTTTGCTGCTGGGGTGCACATTGTGTTTTACGACGGGACAAACTGGAGGATGTTAGACAACGCCTTTTTGCCCATTATCGGCGGCACTGTATACGGCAGCATTATACCTAAATCTGCGCTGGAGTATAGCCTGGGGTCGTCCGAAATACCGTGGCAATATATGTATGCAAGCTATGGACGTTTTGGCAATTCGGTAACAGTTGCCGGAAATTCTGTGTGGCACCAGGGGAATACTGGTGTGCAGCGTGTGCAGCTGCAACCCAGCATATCACATGGTGCCAACCAAAGTTTTTACATCAAGGATCCTGTGACCAACATTGTACACGTAAATATCGCCTCTTCGGGGATGGCTATCACGTCAGAAAAGGTTATTGCTACATTGCCGGCCGGGTTTAGACCGGGGCAGCTTGTGTACTGCGGCACCGCATCGACCGGGGACGCCGCCGTGTTCGGATACATAGCGGAAAACGGAGAGATAAAGGCCAAAAACATGCTCATATCAACAAACGCGCAAGCCTGGACATTTTTGCAATTTACATTTGTGGCGGAAAATTAAAAAGGAGGAAACATCATGAAACTCATTATCTGTCATCAAGCAAAGAACCCCTGCTATATCAAGGCCGAACCCATGACCCCCAAGGGGATCGTGGTACACAGTACCGGGGCCAATAACCCCAACCTGAAGCGGTACGTGGATTGTGAGGCAGAACTGGGTAAAAACCAGTACGGCAACCACTGGAATCAGGGTAGCGCGCAAAAGATGGTACATGCCTTCATCGGCAAGGACAAAAACGGGAATGTGACCGTGGTCAACACCTTGCCCTATGATATGGCGTGTTGGGGTGTGGGCCGCGGCGGCAAAGGCAGTTACAACTATGACCCCACCGGTCATATTCAGTTCGAGATATGCGAGGACAACTTGACCGACAAGGGGTATTTTCAGGCGGTCATCCAGGCGGCGGAGGAATACTGCGCCTATCTGTGCCGGGAGTTTCATCTCCCGGCGTCCAGTATCGTCAGCCACAAGGAGGCGCATGCGCAGGGCTACGGCTCCAACCACGGCGACCCCCATCACTGGCTGTCTAAGTTCGGCATGACTATGGACGATTTCCGGAAGTCGGTGGAAGAACTCATCGCGCCGAAACCCGCGCCCGCCCCTGAAACAGTGTACACCGTGGTCAAAGGAGATAGCCTGTCCAAGATTGCAGCCCGGTACGGCACCACCTGGCAGAAGCTGACGGCCTACAATGGCCTTGCCAATCCGTCCCTTATCCACGTGGGGCAAAAAATCAAAATCCCTGGTACGGCACCTGTAACGCCGAGTAAACCCCGCACTTATACGGTGGTGGCAGGGGATAGCTTGTCCCGGATCGGCAATAGGCTGGGGGTATCCTGGCGTAAAATTGCGTCGGCCAATGGCATCAAGTTCCCATGGATTATCCGTCCGGGTCAGGTGTTGACTATTCCGGAGGTGTAGGCGGTGACCATCACAGAAATCATCACCATAGCCGTATCAGCCGCCATGTCGCTGATTGTAGGCGGTTTTCTGCGGCACGTGTCCAAGGCCTTCAAGCACATCCGGGGCGATTTCCAGACGCTGAAAGATGCGCAGCGGGATTCACTGCGGTATCAGATAGTCCAGGCCCATGACTATTTTGTATCGCATGGGTGCATCGGGAAGTATTCCCTTGATTGCATCGAGGACATGTATGCAAGCTATCACAAGCTGGGCGGCAATGGATTTATCACTGGTATTATGGCGGAGGTTCGCGCCCTGCCGAAAAAATAAGGAGTGTTGTAAATGAAAATCAACTGGAAAGTACGCATCAAAAACCCCGTTTTCTGGGCCAATTTGGCCGCTGCAATCATCCTGCCCATCCTTACCTACCTGGGGCTTAATTGGTCGGATATGACCACATGGGCGGGCCTGGGAGGCGTTCTACTGGAGGCCGTCAAGAACCCGGTGATTCTGGTGGCCGTTGTGGTGTCCGTCTGGAACCTTATCAACGACCCGACTACCAAGGGGCTGGGAGACAGCGAGCGGGCGCTGGGGTACACAGAACCTAATAAGTAACAGAGAAAGCGGGGCGCTTCCGGCATCAATCCGGTTGCGCCCCGCTTTTTTATCAGTATAGATTACTTATCAGAGTGGCATAAGAATGGCTGAGCTGCTTGTAACACAGATAATGCAATGTCTGTATCAGAAGTCCAGGCGGACAAAGCGTCCGCCGACAGAATGACCGGCATCCGGTCGTGAACGGCCCGCATGGAGGCGTTCGCGGCCGTGGTTAGAATGACAAACCGACGTTCTCCCGCAAAATCGTTGTATAGCCCGGCCAGCCACAGCACCGGCGTATCCGGCCGGTTGAACCGGAGCTTGCGTTTGTCCTTGTCCCATTCGTAGAAGCCCGTTGTCGGCACGGCGCAGCGGCGGGTCAATAGGCTGGTCTTGAAGGTCGGTTTTTCCACCGCCGTTTCCGCGCGGGCATTGATGATGACGCCGCTGCCATTGAATTTTGGAAATCCCCAGCGGGCCGGTTCCGGATGAACATCCCCACCAATCAGAACGGGGGCCAAATTTGTGGGATAAATCTCTCCGGTGTTGACCGCTGTCCCGTAGCGGCTTTCCACCTCCTGAATAATCTGTGCTATGTCCACGATTTCCTTGTCGTTGAACAGCGAATACCGCCCACACATCGGCAAGTCCTCCTTTTTGTCAGTGGGCGAAGTCATCCGGCACGTTCACATACCATTTGTCCTCGTCCAGATACAAATATCTCTCTTTTCCGAGAATTCTGCAAGTATAACGAATGCCGATGCCGCCCGCTTTAAGGGAGGCGGCCCGGCGTACGTCCAGCACCCGGTCAATTTCGTACTTCCGGCCGTCATCCCACCAGAGGATCAGTGGGCGCACGAAGCCCTGCGCATTGTGGTGGGCGGTGACCTCCACATATTTTTTCAACGGAGCCTCACCTCGTGTATGACAAGGGGTGGATAACGTGTTCTTCTTTAGGATTAATGGCTAGATCGGGAGCAGTTAACATAACACCGCGCTTTATACTATCGTAACCAAAACGGTGGCGAATATTGTCTATCGTATTTTCAATTTCTTCTCGCGCCTGGGAGCGGCGAACGTCCGGATGTAGCGAGGTTTGTTGATAATCGGTTGATATTAATCCGCTAGCCTGTATACCAAGACTGCGAATTGAATAGTCGCCTGGGTATTGCCGTTCGAACAAATCATAAGCAGCCTGTACAATATCTCCCAAGGCACACGACGGGAATGGAAGACGCGTCTGTCTAGACAGACTGCATAAAGCGCTGTCCCTGGTATGAAGGGTAACAACCGTACAGCGGCATCCCTGCTCCCGCAGGCGGGCCGCCACGCTTTCGGCTAAGGAATAGAGGGTCACACGCACCTCGCCGTCCGCAGTTAAATCCCGGGGTGCGGTGGTGGAGTTGCCGACGGATTTCACCAGAGGCATGGCGCCAATGGCCGTCACTGGGCTGCTGTCCAGGCCCAGGGCAAACCACTGGAGGGTAATCCCGTTTTTCCCCAACAGGTGGCGCAAAAAAGCAGGGTCGGATGCTGCCAAGTCTCCAACTGTGCGCACGTAATAGCGCCCTAATTTACGGGCGGTAGCAGGGCCAACGCAAAGTAGGTTAGCGACCGGTAAGGGCCACACAACGTCTTCCCAGCCTTTTCGTGGAATGGTGGTGGTGGCGTCCGGCTTGCGCATGTCGCTTCCAAGCTTGGCGAATATCTTATTGAAGGACACACCTACCGAGGCGGTAATGCCTAACTCTTCCCGGATTCGGTCACGCAGGGCGTCGGCAATGGCCACCCCACTGCCGTACAAACCCTCGCTGCCCGTCACATCCAGCCAGCATTCATCTAGCCCGAAAGGTTCCACCT